GGGGCATATGGCCGAGTTCCTGCCAGACTTGTTTATAAAGACAAAGACGGAGGAAAGCGTGTTTCACGCTTCGCCACCCGAGTCAGCATGACAGGTCACCGAGACGCACAGTTTTCAGGGTGTGAATACATCCTGGACTGGGACCATTTCAATGGTTTATGCATGTCTCCGGTTATCACTGAGACCAAAGGCCCCACTATCGGAGCATTCCACTTAGGTGGTAGTGCCACGAATTCCCGAAAGGGTTGTGCCGGACTATTGACCAAAAAGCAGTTTGATGAGGCTTATGATGCTTTGCATGAATTGCCCGCTCTGCTATTGTCAAAGAGTTCTGGCTCCATTCCCACTGAGCTGTACGACGTTCAATTTTACCAAGGTGACACGGTTCATCCAAAGAGCCCTGTTAATTTCTTACCTTCTGGTACTAATTGTCGTTTTTATGGACAAGTGACTGGACGTGCAACGTACCATTCAACTGTCCGCTCCACCATTATTTCTGACCATGTCAAAGATGTGTGTGGAGTTCCGCAGCAGTGGGCTGGGCCCAAATTCCGGAAGGGTTGGCCATGGCAGGCCTCTCTACAGTACTCGACTCGTCCCTCATGTGGGGTAGAAGGAAGTCTTCTCATAAGAGCAGTAAGTGACTACTATAGGCACATGATTGCTCGGATTGACAACTTTCCCTCCATCAAGAGATTGGTTGAACCGCTGTCGGAGATGGATACTGTCTGCGGCAAAGATGGTGTTAGGTTTATTGACAAGATGCCGGCCGGAACTTCCGTCGGTTTTCCTTTGTCAGGACCGAAGCGTAATTTTCTCGAGGAACTCGATCCCGAGATACACGATTCACACCAGTACCCATGCAAGTTAGACGAGCGTTTCTGGATTCACGCTAAGGAGTTGGAGGAGCTTTATCTCGCAGGAGAGAGAGCTTATCCTATTTTTAAAGCGTGTATGAAAGACGAGCCTACCAAGATAACGAAGGACAAAGTCCGGATTTTTCAAGGGGCTCCGCTTGTACTACAATTGCTGGTTCGCCGCTACTACCTACCTATTGTGAGGACTCTGTCTATGCTTCCGCTTGATTCGGAATGCGCCGTAGGAGTGAATGCACAAGGTCCCGAATGGGATCAGCTTGCAAATTTCATTTCCAAGTACGGTAAGGACAGAATCCTCGCTGGTGATTATGGGAAGTACGATTTACGTATGCCCGCCCAAGTCATGTTCGCTGCATTCCGAATCTTAATTGATATCGGGAAGCATTGCGGATATTCTGACAGGGATGTCACCATCATGGAAGGTATTGCCACCGACATCTGTTACCCCCTCATGGCGTACAATGGAGATTTGATTCAGCACTATGGGTCTAACCCTTCGGGGCAAAACCTTACGGTGTATATTAACTCTATTGTCAACTCATTGTTGTTTCGGTGTGCATACTATAAGATTTATGAGGGCAGAAATGTCCCTCCATTTCGAAAAGTGTGCGCACTAATGACATATGGAGACGATGCAAAAAGCTCTGTGAAAGAAGACTATCCAGAATTCAATCACATTGCCGTTGCAAAGTTTCTGAGTGATCGTGATATGGTTTTCACGATGCCAGACAAAACCTCAACACCCACTCCGTACATGTCTGATTCTGATGCAGATTTTCTGAAAAGGAAAAATGTATTCAGTGAGGACACTGGAATGATAATGGGAGCACTCGATGAGAATTCAATTTTCAAGAGTTTGCATGCTACATTGGAATCAAGTGCGATTACCAAACAGCAAGCAGCAGCTTTCAATATCGACGGAGGTCTTCGCGAGTGGTTTAACCACGGTCGCGATGTGTATGAGAAGAGGAGGGAACAGATGGCAGAAATTGCCAAGAGAGCAGACATAACTCACATTTGTACTATGTTGGACAGGTCATATGATGAGGCTCTCAAAGTGTGGAAGGACACTTATATGTCTGAAGAGCAGGGGACCTCTTAAGTCCCCCCCCCGTCTTGGGAAGACATTAAAAGCATCCCTCTGGCCGCACCTATGCGGCCAAACGTTAAAAATAGGACTTCCGGTATGGATACCAGGGAATGCGTGTTTGCTGTCAACATGCTATCCTGAGGCTTCCGGATTTAGGGCACCTCCTCGTAGGTTAATTGTCTTGCCCGGACACCGTTCAGCACAGTGACGTGGTATAAACCGACCCCGTACACTTCATAGTAGGTTTACTAGCCC